CGTTCAATACACTTACGTCACTCCACAAGCATACACCGTTAAGAATGTTGCAAACACTTTCTCAATTGATGCGACGATTAAAGAAGGTGTGCCTCTTACACATAGGTTTGTAGTTAGTGGAAGTGAAGATCAACGATTTGTTATTCCAAACGAAAATGTAGATACAACTAGTATTACAGTCAACGTGCAAGAATCTGAGTCGGATACCACAACGACAGAATACACTCTTGCAACTGATATTATCGATATTTTATCAACATCCGCCGTATACTTCTTAGAAGAGGCATACGACGGAAAATATGAACTTTCCTTTGGTTCAGGTTCTCTCGGAAAAAGTTTAAAGAGTCAGAATATTATCATCGTCAGTTATCTTGTCACCAGTGGATCTGATACCAACGGAGCAACAGTCTTCTCAGTCGATGACTTTAGTGGTATTACGGAAAACTATACCTCTGTAACTGTTACTTTAAATGAGAAGTCTGCGGGTGGTCGCCCACAAGAAACCGCAGAGTCAATTAAATTTAATGCGCCTAGAAACTATCAGACTCAGAATCGATTAATTATTGATAACGATTACCAACGAGTTATCACTGCAGAAAATCCGGATTTACAATCAGTTGTTGCATTCGGAGGCGAAAATGCGTCTCCTGCAGTTTACGGTAAAGTTTACATTGCAGTTAAACCATATTCTGAACAGTTTGTCACACAAACTCGTAAATTGCAAATTCGCGAATCAATTTTAAATAGAACTCCTTTGTCGATTGATCCTGTAATTATTGATCCTGACTACACATATATCATTCCTACAGTAACAACTTACTACAATAAAAGTTTGACGACAGTATCGACATCAGAACTTTCGCAGACTATTAAAGATACTATTGGAACTTTTTCAATTAATAATCTTGAACGATTTGGGAACCGACTGAGATATTCTAGATTCGTTCGTGCATTGGATAATATTCAAACTGGATCGATATTGAATACAGATGCATCCTTGCAGTTGCAGAAAAGAATTGTTCCGAATGTTAATGCTGCGGAAAAGGTCATATTGAATTTCAATAACCCGATTACGCCTTCTACATTATCAACCACTTCTTTTACATTCCGAGGATTCAATTGTTTTATTGATGACAATGGAACTGGACTTGTGAGAATTTATCGTTTTGATCAGTCTCGTCAAAAAGTTATTGTAAGTGAGAACGTAGGAACAATTGACTACACAAATGGTGTTATTGAAATTAATAGTTTCAATCCTACTGCATACACCGGAATTGAAATGTATTTTAATGTGACGCCTTCTCGATTAGATATTATTCCTATCAGAGAACAAATTTTAATCATGTCTCCAAATGATGTTGTAGTCAATCTCGTTGGTGAGACATATTAATGGCAGTCCCAGAAAAGATTTCAAAACTTGTTGCAAATCAGTTTCCTGATTTTTACAAAGAAGAGGGCCCGAAATTTCTCGCCTTCATCGAAGCGTATTATGAATACATGGAACAGAACGGTAAACTGACCGATGCAATTCGAAATCTAGAATCTTATCGAGATATTTCCATAACTACCGAAGAATTTATCCAATATTACATCAATACATTTTTGCCTTCTGTCCCCGTCGATATTGCGGCAGACAAGTCATTAATGGTAAAGTATGTTGGAGATTTTAATCGTTCGCGGGGTACTCTTGCTGCGTATAAATTATTTTTCAGATCTCTATACAATGAAGAAATTGATGTATTTTATCCTTCTGAACAAATCTTAAAAGTTTCGGATGGGGAATGGAGAAAAGATCGTTATCTTGTTACATTGTATGATCCTAAAACATTTTCTTTCATCGGAAAAACAATAACAGGGACCGAATCCGGTTCTCTTGCACTAGTAGAAGATATTTATAGAAGATCGGTCAATGGTCGTGATGTAATGCAATTGGTCCTTTCAAATATCAGAGGAACATTTAATCATCTCGAACCGATCAGACTCAACTCTGATGTAAATGCGGAAGGTCACACAACACTCGTCGAAGCGGGTATTAGTAATACCCAAATACTTTCTCCAGGCGCAGAATATCGCATCGGAGATAATGTTGATATCATATCAAGTCGAAATGGTGATCTGGGAAAGGCAATTATTTCAGGAGTCGAAAACTTAGGCGGAGTCTTAGTATTTAATATTCTTGATGGCGGTAGTGGATACACTGCATCCACAGATGAAACGGGAACAGAAATAAGAATTATCGGAGGAGATGGACTTGAAGAAGGTTCATTCCAAATAGGATTAAAAGACATTGTAGATACTTTTGCGATTGCAATTAACACAGATCTAATATCTTCCAATAATATCTTTGGTAATCAAGCGCCAGAATATCAGTTTGCAAATGGATTCGTTGGACAAATGAGTATTTTTGCAAACACTCCTTTAAGTGCAGTGGACTATGGATTCCGAGAAGAAGGAGTTCAACTTACATCGGGTGTACGATATACAGAACATGCAAACGCAGTAATTAACATTGCAAATACTTCACAAATTTCTGCATCAGACTCTTTGTTTGGCGCAACCTCTGGTGCTAACGCGACAGTTATCGAAGTCGTTGATTCAACTGCAGGAGACACTTGGTTGCGTATTGATGGATATAAAAAATTCCAAACAAGCGAAACTGTTAACATTCGTACCTCAGTCGGACCATCTATTGGAACCGTTTCGGAATTCCAATCAAACACCGTAGGACACCACGTTGTTCAAATTGGTTATATTGGAAACACTGCGATTCAAAATATTTCTGAAGGCGATGAAATCGTAGGTCGTTCTTCTAACGCATATGGCGTAGTCATGAAAGTTGTTTCTACTGTTGCAAACGGATACTCTCGTTTAGTTGGAGGATCTGATGACAGAGATTTGGTGACTTTACAAGTGACATCAAATACAAGTTCAAATTTGACTTCTCAATTTGACATTGGTCCGATGATGTACTTCTTAGAAAATGAAGGCGTCAGATTGGTCAACTCCAACACAACCATCGGCAACGTCGTATTCTCCACATCAAACAGTTCTGTAGAAAATATCTATACTCGTTTACAAGATGCGTTCAATTTTGAAGCAACCACTTTCGGAACCATTGCATCACTATCATTGCCTGTTTCTGGTAGTGGATATACTATTGCGCCGACGGTGAGAGTCAGAGAAAATGATATCGCATCTCTTGGTATTGGAGAACAATACGTTACTTTACAGTCCGATGATTTGAACTGGGGTACAGGTAATTCTACATTCCTGAAGTTGGATACTAACGACAAACTGATTCAATCATCGACAGGTGCGATAGGTGATATCAAAGCGGGTACCGGCACAGCACAAGGAATCGAAGTTGTTCAATACGCGAACGGAACTTATGAAATGGAAGTTCGTGTCTGGCAAGAACCTCTACAAAGAGAACCTAACAACATTCAATATGCAAACAACCAAACGGTGACTTTGCAAATCTATGATTCTGAATATATTTTTGGTGAACCCGATTCTCGCAACTCAGTAGATAGCGGAACCGCGAAGATTGTCAAAATTGAAGATCGCGGAATATTAGGGCAAAACGCAGATATTAACGCAACCGTTGGCGCGAACGGGGTAATTACCTCATTAAGAATATTAGATTCCGGATTCTGTTACAGAGACAAAGAAATTGTATTGTTACAAACCCCTAATAGAACAAATGCCTCATCTGCACAGATCAGACTAACACTTGGAGGCGTCGCAAACTCTGAGGGTTACTATGCAACCTCTAGATCTCATATTTCAACTCCGAGAGGGGTTATTCAAGACAGTAATTTTTATCAGGAATATTCTTACGAAATCAGTTCACCGATTGCGTTAGATCGTTATAGAGATTATGCATTGGAGTTGGTGCATCCTGCAGGACAGAAGTTGTTCGGTAAGTATACAACACAATCTAATGCTGCGATGACGGTGACAGCTAATACTCAGTATACCACAAGAGAAAAACTTACAGGATCTATTTCGATCAATAACGGATCATTTGAAGTATCAGGTTCTAGTACAGAGTTTACAAATGTCTACGCAAATGGTGATTTAATGATTATCGAATATGCGGACAAACAGTTCTATAAAATTCCTATAAATATAGTATCGGATAATACTACTGCAAATCTTACCATCGCATGGGCAAACAGTAGTATCTCTGGCGCTAATGCATATTACATTAAAGGGTCTTTCTAATAATGGCAACCTATAGATACGCAACAAAAGATTTATCGATCACAACCGCACAAGCGTTTGTCAATTCAATTACGGAAAATGATCCTAGTTCATCAGTATACTATGTCGTACTGGGTAATACGTTGCCTTACCCCGACGAACCGACTCCAATATTACCTGAAGATAATGAACAATATTTGAAGTATGAATTGCATCGTCGGTTTATTGGAGGAAAGAAAATATCTTCCTCTGATGTGAGTCATGTTGCGCCGAGATATAATTGGACATCCGGAACAGTATACTCAATGTATCGAGATACAGATATCGATATGTACGATAGACCTTTCTATGTCGTCACAAACGAATATAACGTATACAAATGTTTGTACAATAATAAAGGCGCATCATCAACAATCAAACCGACAGGATATTCTGCAACTGCGTTTACGACATCTGATGGTTACACTTGGAAGTATATGTACACCATCTCCCTAGGTGAAGCAGATAAGTTTATGACCTCATCATTTATTCCTGTGAAAACATTAACATCTTCAGACGGATCTATAGAGTCTAGTCGTCAACTTGCAATTCAAAATGCGTCCGTTAATGGCGCAATTGAAGTAATTGAAACCGTCTCTCAAGGAAGTGGATACTCTCAGATATTAAATGGTTCGATAGAATCTGCAGGAAGAAATACGTTAAGAATTTCTATTCTTGATAGTCCATCGCCAATCGATAAC